AGGAGATTACCAGCCTGAAACTGTTGTTTGTTTACAAGCACAATAAATTCAACACCAGCCCTGAGACCAAGGAAGTTATTGACTTTATTAGCAATTGGCGTTTTAGCGATGAGCTGATCTGGAAACCGATACGTTTTAAGCACGGCTCCTTTTGCATCGGTAGTTGTCCAATCAAATGCATCAAGCTGGTATACTCTTCCGAGGAAATCTCGAATAGAATGTGTTCGTCCTTCATGTGTTGCGGTTGCTGGGATGATTGAGGGAATGTTCGTATTTTGCTCAACAGCTTGCGCAACTTCTTCAGCTCCTTCATCCTGAAATGCAATTATCTGAACAACTTCTTCTTGTTGTGCAGATATCTCGTCAATGTTGGAAGTATTATTACCTGGTTGATTAATTGTTTGTCTTGTTGCAAGTGAGTTTCTTAGAGGAAAAGTCCACTTAAACTAAATCCTCGCACCGAGCTTCCCTAGATATTGTGGGGCTGCCACGAGTCATCTTGGGAGGTAATGCTAAATAGCAAGACTCGTTATCCTGATAGCAATTCGTCGAGATTAATAACTCGGAATTTTCCTCTCGTTGAAAGATCACACCAGGACCTTGGACCTTAATAACTAAATTTGGACACATTTGATTAATTACATCTTGCAATTGAGCCTTTGTCCATTCGCTCATTCCGTTAAGTCTCCCATCAAGGCCGCAACCAATCATAGGACACTCAACAATACCTTCAAAATGGAATTTATTCAAATTCCTTAAAGCACTCATAAACCCATAATTCGAACTTGGTTTATCAGTTGCTTTTAATTTAGTCACAAGATGTATCACACGCGCCACATTATCTATAGCAACATAGCCAATTCGGCAAGGTCGCTGGCGCATTTTTTGTACAAATTTCATTGCTTCTGGCCGCTTCTGAAGTAATTCAGCAGCAAAGCCCTTCCGCAATGCAAAATCGGCAGAAACGCAATGCAATAACCAAGGTTTCTCACACTCGTTTAACTGCCAATTATCTATATCTAACACATCACATTTATACTCGGCAAAAGTTCTAAACGGATAATTTACATTTACTTTCAAACACTCTTTTTGAATTATATTCTTGTATTTCTCAAACGTATCTTTCCCATGCAAACTCAACTCCCTCATGGCTATATCAATATTACCATAGAGAATAGAATCCGAAAGAGAACCTTTCTTTGTCCATTGAGGTATTTCAAGAACTACGTCCAAATCAAGTGGAGCAACATATCTATACGCTTCATCATCAAAAATAAATCTGCGTTTCAAATATGCAATTTCACTTAAATCACGAGTAATATATTGAATGCCACTCTTTGCTTCATCAGTGTAAATATGACCACAAACTTCAAAAGCTTCAGTCATTGTTTGTTGATTGAACCAATTGGTTATTGAAGAGTGAACAGCCACTATATTATCATCTCCATAAGAAACTTCTGCCACACAACGATTATACAATTCCATATTTGCATATTCTCCCCTGCGCAACATTTGTTCTTCTTCGAACTTCATTGCGCAAAGTAGAAATACAATTCTACACAATAATAAAAAATACCATGAATTAAGTATAGCAGTTAAAGGACAACCAGAAGGCTGACAATGAGTTACATTATATACAACATTCACACACACATGACATGCTTGGGCTATATGCATCCACAATACATACCTAATTTTGTGGTTTCTCTCGAACTGTTCTTCAGTCTCAAATTCCCTATAGTAAGAGTCAATGAGATCAAAGAGAACCCACAAAATTTGCTGATTTAATGTGCCATCGAAATTAGTAAAATCTCCGGCTACAAATTCCTTTCCTTTTGACAATAATTTCTTCGCAATAATATCCCAATCCGGTGAAAATACATTTGTTCCGGTTGATACTCCATTTATGTTACGAGAATGCATAGTCCAGGCGGCAAAGCCAAGAAAATACATACGGAACAAAATTGTGAAATGCACAGGACCTGCACAAAACACACGAATTTTGCCCATATCAACCTTTTCAATGGGACGACGTTCATCTTTCAATGTGTCAGTCCAGAGAACATCTGTCTGGATACCTTCCAGGCATTTGCTCTCTAGATCATACACAGCTTTCTCAATCTCTTTTGCAAGAGGACTATCCATCGTCCATTCGTCACTGCCAAATGCTTGTTTTTTTCCATTCAAATGGGGATATTTCACAGTCCAAGGATAACCACAAGAAGACTTGCGATTTAAAGATGAAATATATGGATCATCTGTTCCAAGTACTGCTTCCTCATATGTCAAAACCCTCATATAATGGGAAGGATCTTTGTCCATCCAATTAATATGCATGAGGGTGTTAACATCTTCGGCAGCAGTCTTTATCAAACCTGGAACTAAACGAGGTGGGTTTGCTGTATATTTCACCAAACCCTTATACATTGCATCTTTACCTTTCACACTTTCGCCAAAAGTTGGTTTAGTTTTGGCGGAAGCAATCTTATTATGGAGAAAAGAAGGAACTATCTTTGTGGAATTTCCAACACTTGCACGGTGTGGGAGCTTCCCATGCACAATTAACCCTTCACATGGAACATCATTTGTACGAATTACATCTAAATCTATGGGTTCGACATTATCAACCTGTATGTAACATTGTGCATCACGAGGAATCTTAGCCAAACCTTCATTCAACATATCTTGAGTAATTATTTGACATGTGCCATATCCTTGATAAGAACCTGTAACATGTATACCTAATAACTTATGGGAAACACTATTATTAAACATAACCAATGGGCTACCACAATTACCAGGTACTGAATTTATATTATATGCATAATATTGTCTATATGTCAAAACTGTTCCATCTTTTTGATCAATGGAAAACTCTGAATTTGAATCAAAATGGGATTTAATATGGGTGGCCGGTAACATAGAATATCCCAATTGACTTGTTCGATCTGATAATGTCTTATTAGGTTCCAGAATATCTGAAATTACTGGAACCACTCCATTATATGTACCTACTGAACTAATAGCAGATACACCTGACTTCGGACAAAACAAACGGACAATATTAGGATGATGGAAAACCTTATGAGCTACATTATCCAGCGTTATCAACACCGCATCCTGAGGCTCACCGTTCTTCTCCATACGCACATAATTTTTAATTGCACTCACTGGAAATGTAATTATGTTGCGACCAGATATATTAGATAAATGCAACTCGATCTTATTGTCCATGTGATTTATGCACCTGGTAATGTAGTGATAAGGCATCATTAATACACGACCAGTTACAAACATCACATTACCAATAGTGGAATCATCAGTATGCATCATATAAATATTTGATCTCAACAATTTAATTATAATACTATGGGCATTCATGTCGGATATACCTTCATTCTCTTGTTCATCAAGTGATTGAGCTGGTGATATATAAGATTCAACCTTCTGAGGAACAGCACGCTGAATCTTAATCTCACCAGAACTCTCACACTTTTGTGGAACGCATTTCTGCAATTTCACATCACCAGATTCTGACTTCTGGGGAACGCATTTCTGGATTTTCGTATCACCAGACTCCACCTTTTGTGGGAGTTGCTTCTGAATCTTTACTTCTCCAGATTCTGGTTTCTGTGGTACCTGTTTTTGCAACTTCACATCACCAGACTCGCATGATTGCCCTATTATTTCCCAAAATCTATCATAATCTAAATTATACATTTTCTTAACAACTAACAAATCTTGTAACTCTTTCAAATCATCCTTACACACGCATTCATTCAAACGCTTGGAACATGAATAACAAACTTTATCTGCTGGCGTGACCATACTGTAAGCCAAAGCTCCCAGTCCGATCATACTAAAAATAGTTGTTGCCAACGAAATAAATTGAACAATATCCAAATTATTCCACCACTCATTAATTTGTGTGGCAATTCTTCTGAGTGAGGCTTTGATTGTATATTTGACTCTCTCAAAGCAAGTCTCTCGCTTGTTGAGAAAACTCTTGAAAAGAGAGTCAAAATACATTTTATTCCTCACTTCATTCCAAATTTCTGGTCTATATTCATGTTCTTCACGATTTACAAATCCACAAAAACTAATCCTATCATACATACTCAATAATATTGGCATATTTGCTAAATGTTGATTCTCAATGTCCAGAGTATATGAAGTGCCGTGACACTGTTGCATGACGCTCCTAAAAGCCTCATAAAACATAAAATTTGCATAATCAAAGGGGTTGGCCAAATCTACAGCACCAACTTGGGCTTCCATTTGGCTTGCATAAATGTCCAACCAACTTTGTTCATCGCCTGTCAAAGCATCTTCAAATTCTGGATCACAATCTGGGTTATCTATATTTACATGGTTCATTAATAATGAAGGATCCTGTTGAAATGCATCATAAGTCTTCAATAAATTTGTTTGTGCGGCTTGAACTTTTGTATCCTTTGACATTAATTGATGTAAAAATTGATCAAAATTTATACCTGACTCAATTACTTCATCAGTAAAAACGTCGTAACGGTCAAAATTATAATGATGGGTACAAAATTCCACAGAACCAATTTCCTGAAAAACTGGTTTTTGTTCATACAACTTTTTACAATCAGCACAACCTTTATCAGGCGTCGCTGGATTATACCCAACCTTATCCGGATCAATTAACCACTCACCTCCTTGTTGAGAACAATATCGGTGAGAAGTTTCTTGATACTTCAAAGTATGAAATACTTGACCATCAATTAATTTCTCCTTTACAAAAATGTGTGTCGTTGGATCATAAGCCGTCACAGATTCAATTGGCACATCAATATACTTGTCCACACTTTCAAAAGCATCCTTCAATGTTAAACGATAAGCATGAACATTCAAACGACGAATTGCCGCTTTTGGAAAAACAAGTGAGTGAATATGTTTAATCATTGCATTTGATATATTTGACGCAAACAAAACAACTTCTGAAACAAAATGTTGACCTTTATCTGTTAATTCAGCCATATGCAAAGGATAAGGTGCATTATTTATCATTCGCATAGCTTCCATCATATCCACATTTGGTTTCCCAACTGTGTCCTTTACTTGACCAAATTCATCAACTTGGACAAGTTTTTGGCCATGATATCCATCCCAAAATTCTGTTTCAGAAGCTCGCACATACACATTGTCTTTAATTTGTGATGCTGGAATTTTACGGTGTGCTAGCAACGCAAATGACAGAGGGTCCAAGAGTCGGGATTTACCCAATCCTGTTCCCCCCGTCAAAAGAATTGCCAATGGAATATTTCTAAATCCACCGTCATAAACAGAAGATTTTGAAGCTGTCTTATACAAATCCAACACAACTGGTCTTAAAGATAACAACACTCTTTTCTCTTCTGTTGAAAAAGATTGCCACTTGGTAGTGCTGTGCATCCAATGATTTAATTTTTCTTGAATTGCAATCACAGCATTCACAGCATCTTTATCATTTGCCAACAATTTTCGATTTTCAATCTCATTCCATTTTTCAACTTCGCACACTAATTCATTCACTGCAATTGCTCTTTGTTCACAAATTGACAAATCAGGGCGTGACTTATTCAACACATACACTTGAAATTCAGTTGAAACAACATTAAAAATACTTCCTGCTTGTTCCCAAATCTTGGAAACACCGTTGCAAGCTTTTGGAATTAAATCCAATCTCCGCAACAATTCTGTATAATACTTATCTGATGGAATGGCATTCACTCCAATAAATGCCAACATTGTAAACAAACACTGTCCTATCAACGGTATATATGTTTCATAATTATGGTTTTCTTGTACATTAAAAATACTCTTAATCTTATCTATAACTACAGATGACCATCCCATTAAATATAGGACAGCCATTACCATGGGAAAAATTTTATATTTGCCCGGCAAAACACAAATTGCTACTATTGTCAAAAAACTAGCAATTACTTGAATATATGTCATATTACTAACTTTACTCTTTATCTGAGTAAAATAATTTTCAACTTTGTCGGACAAACCATTAATTCTCCCCATAAATTGATTAATCATATCAAAAGCTCGTGTAGCATGATCTGCTAACACTGAGTGTTTTGAAGCAAGTGTAGGTATATTCTCTTTCAACTGATTTACAACTTCGTCAAAACTGCCTGCAGCTTTGCAAACTCCCTCAAGCGTGTCACGCACTCGATCTTTTTCAAGACCAGTTGCAGCACGAAACACGCTTTCAATTCCATGATTTTCCAATGTTGTAAAATCAAATTGTCGTTTTTGTTTCCTCAACATTCGTCGCATTTGTTTGGCACGTATTATCTCTTTCTGACGTGCCAACTCAAATCGCCTCATTTTCTCCTGAAAATTCTGGATAACAG